GGATATCAAGAATTAGCAGTCGCCACCATTGCCGAAGAATGGAGAGACTCAGTTGGAGATGTAACAGCAAACACAGTTAACATTGCAGCGTATTCATACGACGTGTCATTCAGTGGCAAATACCTATTGGCAGAGTCTGATTTAAACAGTCTCAGCATTACAAGAAAGTGGGCATACTCAAACCTATTTGGCAAAGCACCACAATCCAATAACTTCCACATTGCAGTATTAGATGAAGATGGAGCGATCACAGGTACTCGAGGTGCCGCGGTCGAGATCTACAGCGATGTATCTACTACGGTTGGTGCAAAATTGTCAAGCGGTAAAACAAATTACTATAAAGAGGTAATTGACCAAGAGTCAGGTTGGGTCAAGGTTGCTAATACAGCGCATTTTGAAGCTCAAACTTCACAATACGAATCATTGGCATTAGGATCCGCAGGTAGAACAGAAACAACAGCAACTCTTGCAGATCTTGCCGCAGGTTACGATTTGTTTAAATCAGCAAACGAAATTGATGTTTCATTCGTACTTGGTGGTAAATCTGATGATGCTGGTAACGTAGGTACATACTTGATCTCAAATATTGCAGATTACAGAAAAGACGCAATCGCGTTTATCAGTCCTGCTAAATCAGACGTTGTTGATGAAAGTAAAACAGAAAAGAAATTGGCAAATGTAATTGCATTTAAAAATTCTTTACCTAGTTCTTCTTACTCAGTAATTGATTCAGGTTACAAATATAGATACGACAGATATAACGATGTATACCGATACACACCACTTAACGGTGATATCGCTGGTCTTGCTTCAAGAGTTGAACCTTTTGAATCTCCAGCAGGATTCCGCAAAGGTGTAATTAAGAACGTTGTAAAACTTGCCTTTAACCCTAACAAGGCGCAAAGAGATCAGTTATACAGCAATGAAGTTAATCCAGTAATGGCACAGGTAGGACAAGGAATTGTACTATTTGGTGATAAGACAGGATTTGGACAGAACAGTGCGTTCGATAGTTTGAACGTACGAAGATTGTTTATTGCTGTTGAGAAAGCAATTGCTAACGCCGCAGAATCATTCCTCTTCGAATTGAATGACGAGTTTACTCAGGCTCAGTTCAAAGGAATTGTAGAACCATTCTTAAGGGATATTCAAGGTAAAAGAGGCATTGTTGATTTCAGAGTTATATCTGACGAAACAGTTAATACACCAGCGGTCATTGACCAAGGTAAGTTCAGAGCAAATATATTCATTAAGCCTGCACGTTCAATCAATGTGATTGAGTTGACCTTCGTTGCTACAAGATCAGGTGTTGAGTTTGAAGAAATTGTTGGATCGCTCTAACAGTATAAATAATTTTTAAATAAAGGAGAATAAGAATGGCGTTTAATATAAATGAGTTCAAATCCCAGTTATCTGGCGGTGGTGCTCGGGCCAACCTATTCCAAGTGCAAATCTTAAACCCTGTTGATCCAAGTGCAGATTTTAAAGCGCCTTTCATGATTAAAACAGCCGGACTGCCTGCCTCTACGGTAGGTTCGTTCACTGTTCCATATTTTGGAAGACAAATTAATTATGCCGGTGACAGAACATTTGCAGATTGGACAGTCACATGTATTAATGATGAGGATTTCTTAGTACGGAATGCAATGGAAGCGTGGATGAATGCAATTAATTCACACGATTCTAATACTCGTGCTTTACCTCAGGATTATAAATCGAATGCGTTGATTACTCAATATAGTAAAAATGGAGACGCACTTCGTACATATGTGTTTGAAGGTTTGTATCCAACGAGTGTGGATCAGATTGCTATGGGTTGGGATACTAACGATCAGATTCAGGAATTCGGAATTACCTTTGCATACGATCTTTGGAAAGTAGAAGGCAATACCGGCATTCCAACTACATAATTAATTATAGGATGATATTTTGAAAATTTTTGGCTTTGATATAAAGAGGGCGGAAGAGGAGACTACTTTACCAGTTAGTTTCGCTGAGCCCTCAAATGATGATGGTGCGATTACCGTAGGTAACGCGCTAGGTGGATTTTATAATACGATATTGGATATGGAAGGTTCTGCTAAAACGGAATCCGACCTTATTACTAAATATCGGTCTATGGCAATGCAGCCTGAGATTGCTCAGGCAGTGGACGATATAATAAACGACGATATAATAAACGAAGCCATTAGTGTTGATACAAATGATAGAGTTGTTGATATCTCGTTAGGAGAAACCGAACTATCAGACAAAGTTAAGAAGGCTATTGTCAAAGAGTTTGACCAAATCCTTGCGTTATTTGATTTTACGAATAACTCATACGATATGTTTCAAAAGTTTTATGTTGACGGTAGATTAAATTACCATATTATTATTGACCCTGAAGATGTTAAGAAGGGTGTAATTGAATTAAGATATGTTGATCCTCGTAAGTTAAAGTTAATACGAGAAGTTGATAAGAAAGGAAAGGATCAACATTCAGGTGTACCTGTAAAGAAAATTAAAAATGAATACTATATGTATTCAGAGTCTGGGTTTCAGAATACTACCACAGGAAGCGGAAGCGCTCCTTCAAGTAGTACATCAGGAATTAAAGTTGCTAAAGATGCAATTGCTAGAGTTACTTCGGGATTGATGAATGAGAATAATAGTTTAGTTCTATCTCATTTGCACCCAGCAAGTAAAGCTTTAAACCAGTTAAGAATGTTAGAAGATGCTGTTGTAATTTATACGTTAACAAGAGCACCTGAACGTAGAATTTTTTATATTGATGTAGGTAACTTGCCTAAGAACAAGGCAGAGCAATATCTTAGAGATATGATGGCTCGACATAAGAGTAAGTTACAATACAACTCAGAGTCAGGACAGATTACTGATTCGAGAAAAATGTTAACAATGACAGAGGACTTTTGGTTCCCTCGTCGTGGTGGTGAAAGATCAACTGAAGTTGATACATTAGCCGGCGGAAACGCACCAGGATTGAGCACGAACGAAAATATGGAATACTTTCAGCGTAAGTTGTTCAAATCGTTAAAGGTTCCATTATCGCGTTTAGAACCAGAAGCTATGGCAAGTTTTGGTAGAACATCTGAGATTACTCGAGATGAACTAAAGTTTGGAAAATTCATTAGAAGGATTCGTACTCGCTTTTCTTGGATATTCAATATGGTATTAGAGAAGCAATTGATACTCAAAGGTATTTTAACACCTGAGGAGTTCAACGAAATTAGAAACGATATTCGTTACGACTTTGTTAAAGATAATTATTTTGAGGAATTGAAGGAAGCTGAGATTTTGAGAGAGCGATTGAATACTCTCAGAGATATATCTGATTATACAGGTAAGTATTTCTCTCATCAGTGGATCACTGCTAACGTACTTCAAATGACAGAAGAACAGCAGCAAACTATGGAAGACCAGATTGCAGATGAAACTGCTGAAGGTGGTCATGCCGAAGACGATGCCTTTTAAGATATAAATAAAGAATAGAGTAAATTAAATTAGGGACTAAACATGAAAAATTTTAAAGATCTTGTTTCAGAAGTTGCCCAGCCAAAGGCACCCGAAGAAAAACGATTTAAGGATCAACATACGATCGAGGTAATCCCTCATCCTGTTGCACCTGATCACGTTTTTACAGGCGAGATACCTGGGCTTACTGACGGCAAACGCCCGGCAGACGTAGACAACGCTGAAGCTGAATACGACAAAGCTTATAAGTCAAAGGTTGACCAAACTTTGCCACAACGTGGTACAGGACAAGGTAAACCAGTTGCTGAAGATAGCAATGTATTGAAAAAGTCAATTACCGAAATACTTGGTGTAAAAAAGAAAGCTGCTGTCAAAGACGATGAAGAGGACGGCATGGAAGAACAGACTGGATTCTGTTCAGACAAGTGTTGTGGTTCAGACGTTAAAGTCGAAGATTGTGTTTGTGAATCTGATTGTCCGCATTGTGATTGTAACGAAGTTGCCGAAACTAAAGGTGATCATGATAAAGAACTCAAAGCCGAAAAGAAACCTGTTAGTAAAGCAACAACTAAGGAATCTGAAACACCGGCTGGTGAAACTAAAGCAGCTTATAAGAAAGACAACGAAAAAGCTCCTAAGCCAAAACCTTCACAAGTTACTATCAAAGATTCAAACGGTAAAACAATTTCATTAACGTTCAAAGAAATGTTAGATAAGGTTTCCACAGAGGAAGAATTGCTCGAGAGTCCCCAGCAAGAAATTCCAATGATGATGAAGCAACTTAACTTTATTTGTTACGCATCACAAGAAATTGAAGAATACCTTGGAGCAGGACAAGATCCTGAAGAATGGTGGCAGAACAAATTAGCAGAAGTATTCTCAAATGTTAAATCATTATATGCTTATGCCAAAGGTGATGCAATGGTAAGCGGTCGCCCAATGGGAGCGGCAAAGATTCTTGCTAAAGCTGGTTACGGTGAATCAATTGAAGCAGGTTCGTTTAAACTACAGAATCAAACATCAATTGATATTTCAGAAGATGATGCTAACCTATTGAACAAAATGTTCGATGAACTAACAGAAACAAATTCAAAAGATATGTACAGTGTTATGGTTGCTGACGAAGCAGGATTTAACGAAATATTAGAATTTGCTAAGGAGAACCTATCATGAATTTAATAACAGAATATACAGATCATTCCGTAGAGGTAATTACTGAAGCCAAAGATGATGGCAAAAAGAATTACTTTATTGAAGGAATTTTCATGCAAGGCGATATAAAAAATCGCAATGGAAGAATTTATCCAAGCGCTACGTTAGAGACCGAAATGGGTCGCTATCAAAAAGAGTTTATTGAAACAAAGCGTGCACTTGGAGAACTAGGTCACCCTGATGGTCCACAGATCAACGGGGATCGCGTTTCACATCTGATTACTGAGATGAGACGGGACGGCAACGATTTTTATGGTAAGGCAAAAATCTTATCAACACCTATGGGGGAAATCGTGAAGAGCCTATTAGACGAAGGAGTAAAGATCGGAGTTTCAACTCGCGGTCTTGGTTCGGTCAAGGCAGGTAAAGGTGGTGTAATGGAAGTTCAATCTGACTTTCACCTCTCTACTGTTGATATTGTTACTGACCCTTCAGCACCAAATGCGTTCGTAAATGGAATCATGGAGAACGTAGAGTATTACTACGATATTGCTTCTGGGAATTGGAGAGCTACACAAGCTATTCAAGAAATTCAGGAAGAAGTCGAGAAAAAGATTAATAGAGTAGTAAGAACTATTGATGAAGAGACGGCAACAAGAATGTTCCAAACATTCGTTCGATCTTTAAGAAACTAAATTTTTATAAATAAATTAAGTAAAGTTTATTATAAACATATTTGTAAGACATAACAAATTTAAAGGAGAAAACAAATGGAAAACGTAGAAGAGAAATTCGTTTCCGATGACGGTATTTCAGAAGTCCCAGCACCAGTTACACCTGAAGGTGGAGAAGGTAAAAAGGACAAGTTGAAGAAGACTACTACTGACGAGCCTAAAGGTGCAGCTGACGATAAGAAAGCAACACCTGGACAGAAAGATGCAGGCAAGCCTGTTCCTACTGCAGAAGAAGTAGAAGTTGATGCAGAAGTAGAAGTAGTTGAAGAAATCGTTATCGAATCTTCAATTCAATCTATCATCGAAGGCGAAGATTTATCTGAAGACTTTAAAGGCAAGATTGCTCTTGTATTTGAAGCCGCACTAAACGAAGAAGTAAACAAAAGAACTGAGACAATTCGTGAAGAATTAACTAAGTCCTTAGACGAATCACTCGAAGAAGCTGTAACTGAGAAATTGGATACTGTTACTGAGAACGTTGATAAGTATTTGGATTACGTTGTTTCTGAATGGATGTCAGAGAATGAAATCGCAATCGAATCTGGTATTAAGGTTGAGATGGCGGAATCATTGATGTCAGGTCTTAAGAACTTGTTTGTTGAACACAACGTTANTGTTTCAGAAGAAACTGTTGATGTTGTAGAAAACCTAGAAACAACAGTAACTGAGTTGGAAGGGAAAGCCAATGATCTTGTAAACGAGAATATCGAATTACAAAAAGAAATTGCCACTTTCAAAGCAGGACAAAAATTTGACGAAATCTCAGAAGGACTATCTGTAAATCAGGTGGAACGTCTAAAGGTATTGTCTGAAAAGCTTGATGTGGAAGATACTGATGCATACGCAGAAAATCTTTCGGTAATTAAGGAATCGTTCTTCAGTGATAAGCCTCTTGTTGAAAAGCATGATGTTCAAGCTGAGTCCGATGAAATTATTCTAGAGGAACAGGAAGTAACTAAACCAGCTTCTGATTACACCTCTATTAATGCTCTAGTTGAAGCTTTCAACACTAAGAAGTAATTAGAATAATTAAATTTGGTTTTTAAATTAAATTTTAATTTTTAAATATAAAGGAGATCCATAATGGATAACTATACAAGACTAGTGGAAAAGTGGGAGCCAATTTTAGGTCACGATTCTTTTTCACCAATTAACGATAAACACAGGAGAGCAGTTACTGCTACTATCCTGGAAAACACAGAGCGCGCACTAGCTGAAACTGGTGATCTTTCTGCAAACATGACAAGCTTGCTTTCTGAAGCTTCTCCAACTAACGATGCTGGTACTGGCGGCTTCGGTGGCGGTTCTGCTGCTGGCGGACCTACTGCTGGTTACGATCCGATTCTTATCTCTTTGGTAAGACGTGCAGTTCCTAACTTAATCGCATATGATATCTGTGGCGTTCAGCCTATGACTGGTCCTACAGGACTTATCTTCGCAATGCGTGCAAAGTATGGTACTCAAGCTGGTGACGATGCATTGTTCAACGAAGCTGATACAGACTTCGCTGGTACAG